CAGCTGGAGTTCCTCACGGCTGCAGATGCAAGAAAAGCGGAGAATGTATATCACAAATGGCTTAAAGATAAAAAAAATCATACAAATCAAACCGCATTTGAATTACTCCACAGATATCAGGAAAATATCAAAGCAACCAGACTTGCTAAGAAACATAAAAAAGAAACAGATATTATTGATCTGGAAATGGAGAAGTTTGGAAATCTACCGGATGATTATCAAATTTTTGTTGAAGAAATAGTGTTCAAAGATGAAAACTACATCTTCTACAACACAAAAAAGAAAAGTGCGTTCTGCACCAGTTGTAAGAAAAAATTCATTTTAGAGAACAAACATTTGCGGCATAAGATGATAGCTATTTGGAACGATCGAGACGAAGTGAAGCATAACCGAATTGTTAGATGCCCTTACTGCAATAAATATTTGCAGGCGAAAAGTACAGGAATGGGTAGAAGCAATTTGAAATCGGTTGCTTGGAGTGTACTGATTCAATCAAATGGAGAAGATGTGCTCACTCGATATTTTTGCCATATAAAAGACTTCAGAGCTGATTTTCATAATCCGAAGATAACTTCTTACGAAGGGTACAGGACTGTGCATAAAAAGGATGGCTCAACAGATTATATGTGGGGACGATACAAAAATACCGAAATGCGATGGTGCTATTACAAGGACAGACATTACGGTTGGTATCCTCCGTCAGAAACGGTTTATCCGCGAAATGTTGTCATGTATAACGAGAATCTGTCAGATGCATTAACTGGCACCTGCATGCAATATAGCGCACTTGACATTTTTATTAATAATGTTGCGAATGATCCCCGATATTTTAATACGCCTTGGCTTATCGATAATTACTTCCGTTCATACAGAAAGTATCCATTCATAGAGCAATTACTAAAGGTTGGCTTCTACAGAATGACCAGAGAATTTCTTGAAGATAACAGGGTAAATGCAATAGAATTTAATGCCTCACAAAGAACTGTTCTCGGAACTCTGGATATAGGAAAAATACAATATAACATGTTGAGAAAGCTTGAAGATCCAGCTATTAGAGACTTGGAAATTCTTAGATATAAGCCCGACCTGAAATGGGAAGAGTTTAATGATTTGAGATACATAAGAGATAATGGACACATTGATATGTATAAAAAATATATCGATCTTATGGCGTATACGACGCTTCATAAAATTATCCGTTATATATCTGAGCAAAAATTAACCACGCGAGATAATGATTATTTTGATTATACTGGTTGGCTCGAGGAAATGGGGTATGATATGCGGAATGAGTTCAATTTGTTTCCGAAGGATTTCCAAAAGATGCATGACAGTATGTCTAAGTTATATATGAAATTTAAGGATGAACAATCGAGGGAAGAAACAAAGAAATTCAATCTCCTGCTGAAGAGACTAAGAAAGGATACCGTAGATGTTGAAGCAATGAATCTCAATATAGAAGGATTGTTTATAAGACTACCAAATCGTCTTGAGGAATTAAAAGTAGAGGGAGAAACATTACACCATTGTGTCGGAACATACATGGAAAAGGTTCGAAGAGGGGAAACAACGATTTTCTTTATTCGTAAGAAAGAAGAACCAGACAAACCATATTATACATTGGAATGGCGTGGCAAAGTTATCCAATGCAGAGGATCCCATAATTGCGATATGACATCAGAAGTAAAAGCATTTGTTCAAATATTCCAAGAAAAAATGACGGAGTACGAGAGTAAACCTAAGAGACAAAGAAAGGCGGGATGATAATGGCAAAACAGAGCATTAGAAGTATTCGAAAAGGAAGTGTGCAGTGGAACGAAGAAGACAGATTGCAGATGGTTTCCGTGCTGGCAAAAGCAGGATATGCAGTGCAGGTTGTGAGAAAAGAAGTTCCTGCCGGAGAGACCAGAAAAACAACCCAGTATGAATATGTGATCGAGTACGGAGAGAGGGTGGAGTAATGATCACTATGAAACCTGTATCAAAAACAGAAATTGTTATTCGATACAATTTCGTGAAGTTGGAACATGAATACCATTATTGCCCGGCTTGCGGTGGTGCGTTGAATGCTGGACCAGATTACTATCCTGATTTTTGTGAGAAGTGCGGACAGGCACTTGATTTTTCCGGAACAGAATGGAAAGAAGATAGACAGATCGGGTTCGTAGAGCCAGAAGCCGTGTAAGAAAGGAGATAGAATGACTAAGAAAAGTTGTAGAAGAACAATGGATGAAAATAAAATCCACGAGAAAGCAGTAAAAATGAGAAAAAAGACAGATGAACAGCTGGTTCATTATGTGGAAGACAGAGTGGAGAAAGCCAGAAGTGAAGGGTTCAACGAAGGCAAGGCTTTAGCTAAAAATACAGCAAAGGAGTTTATTGTATTGCTTCAGCAGAATAAGATTCCGGGAATCGGAGCAGTAACGATCAATAAGCTGGTGAAAGTGGCAGGTGAGCATGGATACTTATAATCGTTCAATCATAGGGCTTAAAAGCAGATCAAACGGCGAATATTTTGAAAGAATGATTATGGCAGCTTCCCGGTTCTATGAGGACCGGGGGATAGCTGTTATAGATAAAACCCCTGAAGCTTTTAAAGTGATTAAGCCGTATAACAGAGACAGAGGCCAGTTCATATGTTGCTTTACACAACA